AGTATTTAATCCTGCAAATCCATTATATCCATTTAGATTGTTTATTCCATCAGGATCAACATATTTCTGGACTCATACATCTGGTACTGTTACTCAAAGCAGTACATCTGTAATATTTATAAGTGGAAATGCTGTTACTTCACAACTTAACTATTCATGTGCAGTTCCTTCTTTTAAGTTTTCTTATTTAGAAATAAATACAGGAACATTAAATTTAAGTTCAACACTAAACTGTGCATTACTTAGATTATCGCTTTCATCAACTACATCATTTACATCTCCAACAACATTTGGATTTACAGTAGATAGACTTCAAGCAATTAATACATCAAGTGCCTTAAGAAATATTACATTAAAATCAGCAGTAACTTATAGCATATTGAATGATTTACTTATGCTTGGTGGAGGTCCTTTTGGTTCTATATTATTAAATGCATCAACAGCTCCAACTAAAGCAATATTTAATTTAGAAAATACAGCTCAACAGCAGGTTGAATATGTTAGTCCAACAAACATAGACTCATCAGGTAACAATGGTGTTGGTAGTCCAATAAAACAGACTATTTATACTTTTAATGGAACCATTACAACTACCTTCAATTGGGGAACGGGTATAGCTCCTGTACCTTCAACTGCTGCTACTGTTGGATATACCTTTGTAAATTAATTAACTATGACTAAAATAACTAAAACAAGTAAAAAGGGTGTAGACCTTATTAAAAAGTATGAAGGATTTAGATCTAAACCATACCTCTGTCCTGCTAATGTAGCTACAATTGGTTTTGGTGCAACATTCTATCCTGATGGTACTAAAGTTAAATTAACTGATGAACCAATAAATGAAGCTGTTGCTGAGGTTATTCTAAAGAAACATTTGGAAAAATTTGAGCAATATGTAGATAGTTATTGTACAGATAAACTTAATCAAAATCAATTTGATGCATTAAGAAGAGAAGAAGAAGCAAGTTTGTACTTTAGTTAGTATATTTGTATATATGATTAGGTATATTTTAATTATACTACTTATATATACTAAAGTATATTCACAAGGTTCTAATACTTGTACAGGTGCTGCAGCTAATCCTGTAACTCTACCATTTTTTACTAATAATCAAACTACTTGTGGTGATTTAAATGATTATACAGGAAGTAATCCCTGTATATTTACTGCTACAGGTAATTATTATGGTGGACAAGATTGGTTATATAGTTTTGTTCCACTTCAAGATGGTTATATAAATATTGTTCTTAATGATGTACAACCAGCTACAAATACATATCCAACACTTGTATTATCAAGTGCATGTCCTGGAACTGCAGGAGCATGTATGGGATTTTCACTTTACAATACTGCAACTAGTAATGCATCTATAGTTGAATATGTACAAGGAGGACAAACTTATTTTGTTTTAGTAGATACTTATGTTTGGGGAAACATATTCTCAAACTGTTATCAATTTGATTTAAATATTCAATTTACTCCTGTACCAGTTCAACCTGCCTGTACTAATATTGGATTTAATAATAACAATTTTACAGGATGGTTTGGTACAACAGGTTTATCTACAAGAGCTTATATTGATGCACCAACACCTAATTATGATGCAACAGCATTAGGTATAGTTAATGGAAGACATACTATAATGACAGGTGGTAATGATCCTTGTGCAGGATTTCCAAGAGTAGATCCATTAGGTGGACCGTATTCTGTTAGATTAGGTGATGCTAATGTTAATTCACAAGCAGAACAATTAACACAAACATTTATGGTAACTAATACTAATAATAGTTTTACATATAGATATGCTGTAGTGTTTGAAGATCCTGGTCATACATCTAATGAACAACCTTTTTTTAGAGCATTATTAAGAGATCAAAATGGTAATGTAATACCATGTTCAGAGTTTGTAGTATCTGCTGCTAGTAATTTACCTGGGTTTTTTAACTCAACAACTTGTACAGGAGTTAGATATAAACCTTGGAGTACAGTAAATGTAGACCTAGATAACTATATAGGACAAGCAGTTACAGCAGAATTTACTACAGGAGATTGTACTCAAAGTGCACACTATGGTTATGCTTACATAGATGCTGCATGTTCACAATCATTTTTAGATGCATATCCTGATACTATATGTGTAGGAGAAACTATAACATTAACTGCACCTAATGGTTATCAATCTTATCAATGGTTACCTACTAATCAAACTACACAAAGTATTAATGTTACACCATCTGTAAGTACAAATTATCAGTTAAATTTAGTATCATTTAATGGATGTGTTAGAACAGTTCAGTTACCCATTGTAGTTGTACCAGATCCTACTGCTGCTATATACACAAATTAGGTAGAATAAGTAGTATAATTTTTGCTTATATTTGCAGTGAAATAAGGTGTTTCATAAGATATACGATGTAATATTTATCTTATGAAATACAAATTTTTAATATCATTTTTTGCAATATTACTGTTTTCAGTAGGAAGTTCTCCAGAACCTTTTACAAAAGGTGATGTAAGAATTGTACCTATTATTGAGAATGAAGATCTAGGTCCTAAGTATTGGTATATAAGGACTATTAAACTGTATTATAAAGATAAATTACCTCATGGAATAGAACTTAGAAAAGGTCCTCCTTTAGATTCTTATTGTTCTGATGAGACTGATTTAACATTTTACTCTAACTCTGATTCATTAACTATCAAGAGTTATAGTAGACTTTCTTGTGAAATATTAGCAATGTATAACCTGTCAGAAAAAGAGTCTGATTGGTTAAAATCTCACTTAGTATATAGATTAAAAATATACAATATAGTTACTGAAAATAAGTATTATATCTATGTAGATAATGTATCTTATTTTAAGGATTTATTTAACAAATATAATGTAAACTATTAGGTATAAATGGTAATCTGTATATTAAGTATATTTGTTAAAAGATTTGTTATGAAAAATTTGTTTTTGTCATTATTTTTTATATTGTTAACTATAACAATATTTGGACAGGTACCAACACCTAATATTGCTGATGGACAAGTAGTATGTCCTAATGCAGTACATTTCTATGGAGATCAAGTAGTTAACCCTACTTCAACATATACATTTAACATTTTACCTCCACAAGCATTTACTGTTGTTGGACAACAAATACAAGTTACTTGGTTAACACCTGGAGTATACACTATGACTATGACAGAAACTAATGCAGCAGGTTGTCAATTTACAACAGTAGCTAATATAACTGTACAACCTAATGTTATTGCTACAATAGACCCTATAGTATTATGTCAAGATGGTGGTAATGTAACTATTACAGGACAAAATCTTGGTACTAATCCTATATTTAATGGACCTGGAGTATCAGGAAATACTTTTAATCCTGCAGGATTAGCACCTGGAACTTATAATATAACTGTTGTTTCTCAGACTGCAAATGGCTGTTCTATTACTGGAGCAGGTACTGCAACTGTAGAACCTTTACCTACTGGAATAATATATACTGACTAATGAAATATACACTACTTACATTATTGATAAGTATGAATCTCATGGCACAAACAACATATGAATTATGTGATTCATATATTCAGAAGGAAATAAGAGCAAACACTTCAGCACAATCTATAAACTGGAGTGTTTCCCCTTTAATACCTTACCAAGTTAATGATGATGTTATGACAATAACTATCAGTGACTTGGGTACATATGTAATTACTGCTACTTTTAGCAATGGTTATTGTTATACTAAAGACTTATTAGTATTACAAATCATTGAATGTAAGGAAAGTTTTTTATGGATACCTAATTCATTTACACCTAATGATGATAGAGTTAATGATACATTTGGTGCTTATGGAATTAACATTAAAGATTTTAAACTTACTATCTGGAATAGATGGGGAGAATTACTTTTTGTAAGTAATGATTTAAACAATAGATGGGATGGTACATACAAAGGTGAAATTTGCCAAGATGATGTCTATACCTATAAACTTAGTTATAAAGATGTAAACAATAAACAATACACCAAATTTGGTAGAGTAACACTTTTTAAATAACCTAACCTATGAATCAACCAATTCTTTTAGCTTTAATTGCACTAGGTTCAGCTGTAGTAACTACAATTGTACCTAGATTATTTAGTAAAAAGAAAGATACAGTAGATATGCTTGCTGAAATTCAAGATAAACTATATAGTGAAATAGATAGACTTGAAAAAAAGATTACTATTCTTGAACAAAGAGAACATGAAGCATATCTATTAGAAGAAAAATTAGTTAAAAGAATAGCAGAATTAGAACAAGAAAATATAAGACAAGCAAATGAAATTCAACAACTTAAAGCAGAACTTGAGAAATATGTCAAAAATAGTTAAGAACTCTTTCATTGAATCTTTTAAAGGAAACAATGGTAAGATAGATCATAAAAGATTAACTGTATTTGCATTTGTAATAGGATTCTTTATTACAACAGGAATTATACTTTATAAAAAAAATCAAATACCTAATTCAGAATTAGTAGAAATAGTATTAATAACAATGACATCTGTTATACTAGGAGGGATGGGTTTGACTAAAATAAAAACAAAAATAGAAAAACAGACAGAAAATGAAACTTAGTAGAAACTTTAGCTTAGATGAGATGTTAAAATCTCAGACAGCAAGTAGATGGGGATTTGATGAGCAATTCAATCCTCCTGATGAGGTAATAAACAATTTAACTTTGTTGTGTACAAAAGTACTACAACCTATTAGAGATGCATTAAAAGCTAGTATTACTGTAACTTCAGGTTATAGATGTCCTAGACTTAATGCTAAAATAGGTGGTGCATATACTATTATTAATGGTAAACCTGTACAAACTTCACAGCACTGTTATGGTCAGGCAGCAGATATTAACTTTATTAAAGATGGTAAAGAATTTAATGGTTCTTTAGTATCTGTAATAAAAGATTTATGTGCAGATCCTGATTTTAAATTTGATCAATGTATATTAGAATTTGGTTCTGATGAGAATCCTTCATGGATTCACATATCATATTCTAATGATAACAATAGAATGCAAGTATTAAGAGCATATAAATCTGGTAAAAAAACTTTATACAAACCCTGGAAACTATGAGTAAAAATAAATCTTGGTTTACTATTGAAAGAATAACAATAATTGTATTATTAGTTATGTTATTCTTATTACAACAATGTCACAATGCATGTCCTAAAGAACCTTGGGAAGTAACTAAAACAGTTATTAAAACTCACAGAGATACTATTACTAAGGTTAAAGTGGATACTATTACAAAGTATGTTACTTTAAAAGTACCTAAACCAACTCCTGATCCTCAAGATACTGTATTAAGTGTATATACTCAAGAGCATAGTGACAGTAGTTTAGATGCTATATTTATTAGTAAAGTAGATGGTGTATTAGTAAGCTCTGATTTTAAATACAAACTTAAGGTACCTAAAGAAATATATAGAACCATTACTCAAGTAGATACAATAACTAATACTGTAACTAATATAGTTAAGGTTAATAAGAATGTATTAGCAATGGGTGGTTTAATATTAGCTAGTCCAACAGCATATGGTTTTGATGCAGGTATGGGTATATCTTTTTATCACAAAAAAGGTTATCTTTACCAGCTGAACTATCTACCACTATCTAGGACAGTAGTAGTAGGTTTTTCATACCAATTAAATAGATAATTATGATAACTCTAAACCAAATGATTTATCAGATATATGAAGATCTACAGATTTCATCTGATGATACTTCATTAGATAAACGTCTAATAAAAGATTTAATTAATCAAGAAAGAGCTAATTGGATTAGAAAAGAACATAATAAGAACAGAAGTATTGATGATAATATTATACAAGACTTAGGTTGTGTACCTATGTCATTAGTTAATAGACAATCTGATAATTGTTGTGATGTATTTATAGATTGTAAAATACTTAGATCATCAACTAAAATACCTAATGCAATAGAATTAAACCATGAAAAAATTATTACAAGAATTGCTCCTGTCGATTTCATGTCTATCCCTATTTATTTTATGGATTATGATCATGCTATTTATTATGGCAATGGTAGGTATAATACCAAATCATTAGGTGCATTTATTAAAAATAATTATCTATATATTGTTTATAATAAAGGTAATCACAACAAACTTATTGAAACTTTAAATATTCAAGGAGTATTTGAAGACCCTACAGAAGCAGGTACTTATCAAACTTGTGATGGTAAACCATGTTTTACTTGGGATTCTCGTTATCCTATTAATGCATGGATGTGGCAAACACTTGTTAAACCTGCTGTTCTTAATGAATTGAGAACTAAGAGAACTCTTTATAGAGATGAAAATAACAATGCTAAAGATGATGCTATACCAACAGTAGCAGCTAATTTTACACAAGCTGGTACTGATCCTGGTAGCAATAGACAACAAGAATGACAAGAAAAGATTCTAAAAATAAGTTTGATATAAATATTGGTTATGATGATATATATAACCATTATAAGAATTCTACATCATCTAATATTAGCAAAGAAAAATATAATACTGTATTCACTCAGGTTTTTGATGAACTAATGGATATGGTTATTAAGAATGGATATAGTCTTAAGTTTCCACATAAGTTTGGAACATTAGAAATACAGAAGAAAAAACAGAAAATTGTTTACAGTAAAGATGGTACTGTAAACAGAATCTGTTATAAGGTAGATTGGAAGGCAACTAAAGAATACTGGAAGAAAGTATATGGTGATATATCTGCTGAAGAATTAAAGACTATAACTAACAAACCTAAAATATATTGTAAAAACAAATACAGGATGAAATTTAAATATATCAAGAATGATGCACAATATAAAGGTAAATCATTAGTAATGTTTATACCTACAAGAAAATGGTGCAGAGAACTTGCTAATCATTTAAAGAGTGATCCTTATAAAACAGATTATAAAGAATATTAACAATGCATTTAATAGCTACAACAATGGATAAAAAACATAATCGTTGGGAGAAATCTGAAACTTCTAATGGTATTACAAAAAGAGTTTGTGTTGAACAAGTAGAAAATGGTTTTGTAATTACAATGGAAAAATATGGTTCATCTGGTGAAGATGAAAAATATGTTAGTGAATGTAAAAAATACATCTCTAAGAAAAATCCATTAGAAGGTCAACAACCTAAAACTGAAGAGGAGTCTTATGAAGATAAGATTCTTGATGGTTTAGAAAATCTTTCATTCTAATATAAATTATGGCAATCTCTGGAAAACATGTTAGTCTTAAAACCATAGTAGAAAGAGTCTACATGGATTTTGGCTTTAATTACAGCCTATCATTTACTGAAGCAGCTGAATGGGCAGGTAGTATTTTAGCTTTATTAAAAGTTCCTCTTAGTCTTCAAAACAAGGTTGAGGAAATAACTATTGAAGAATCCAGAGGTGTATTGCCTTGTGATTTAGAATCTATTGTACAAACTGCTAGAATGGTAGAGGCAGGTAATGATGGTTGTACATCAATGGTAATATCTACATTAGATAGAGGTACAGAATATGTTGAAGTATCTGCTATTGATATAGTTAACAGAAAGTTTAAACTATGTGGATGTAATTCATTTACTACTTGTGATGAGTGTACACCAGAAGGATGTGATCCAGGTAAACCTATTATTAGATCAGCAGGTGGTTCTTTAGCTAAACCTAATTACAGATTAGAGCCTATGAGATGGGCTACTGATACTTTTCATACTAAACAACATTGTTCAGATTATGACTTTTATTGTAAGTCTAATCATACTTATACAGTAAGTGGTAATCATATATTTACCAATTTTACTAATGGTAGAGTGTTAATGTCATACTTGGCAATTCCTACTGATGAAGAAGGATTTCCTATGATACCTGCTGATGAGTGGTGGAGACAAGCTGTACAATATGAGATTGCTTACAAGATTGCATTTAAACAATTTATACAAGGTAATATTACTGATAAAGTATTCCAAATGATTGAGAGAGAAAGAGATTGGAAAGTTGCTCAAGCAGTTAATAAAACTAAGACACCTTCTATTGATGAAATGGAATCATTCAAGAATCAGTGGCTTAAACTTATTCCTCAATATAACAATCATAACAACATGTTTAGAAACATGCAGTTACCTGAAAAAATGTTTAATCACCCATATAGATATTTTTAATTTGAAGACATATGCCAGTAAGTAAGAACACTTGGATTAAAGGATTAAATTCAGACTTTTCAAAACTTAAAACTCAACCAGATAGTTACCTTGATGCTAAAAACATCAGGGTAATTACTGATGAGGGTTCATCAACATTTGCTATAGAAAACATTAGAGGTAATAAGTTTGACTTTAAGTTACCTCCAATTGAAGCTACACATTCATTTACCAAGATTAATAATTACTCAGGTACAGCATTTATATTTATACAAAGAACAGTGTTTGATCCTTCAACAGGTTTTTCTTATGTTGAACAAAATTTCTTTACTATAAATAACATACAAGATAAATCATATGAGTTTATAAGTATTGAATTAAATAATATACTTGCAGATCCTACATTTATATTTTCTGGTAAAGAAAATTTAAAGTTTTATTTTAATTCTAATAATGTAGTACTATATGATTTTAAACCACAATCAGATATTATTAATTCTAGTATAACTGTTACTACAAGTAATATAGAATATATACAAAGAACAGATAAAATTACTGGCCATACTATATTAGGATGGGGTGTATATAATGATAATGTAGTACTTATAAGTTGTAGTGGAGGAGAATCTTCAGTAGATCCTTTAGATACTGAAGGGTTTTTATGGGATGTAACTTATAATAATGCTACTGGTAATATAATTACTTCACAACTAGATGGTTTGTTTTTAAAACCATTAACCACATTAAAATATGCAGGTAGATTAAATCTATCTAGAAACTATACTATTAGTGAACATTTAAAATGTAGATTTGAAAGTACTGAAATTACAAGAGTAGTATGGACAGATTGGTATAATAACTTAAGAACTTGTAATATACAAGACCCTCAAATATGGGCAACACCTGAAGAATTATTTTCTTATATACCATTACACTTACCACAAAAACCTATTATTGAACAAATAATAGATGGTGGTACATTACCTGCAGGTAAATATCAATACTTCTATCAACTATATTCTAATCAAGGTGCCAAATCTACATACTCACCTGTAAGTAGTTTAATATCATTATTTTCAGGTGATATTTCTAAATATGTAGTTACAGGTAGTAAACCAGGAGTTAATTCACAAAAGTCAGTTAAGATTCAATTAACTAATTTAGATACTAACTATGATATTATTAGAATAGGTTATATAGTATATCAGATTGCAGATTTTCCAGAAGCATTCTTTTTTGATGAAAGATTTATTCCTGATGATGGATTTATAAGTATAGTTCACAATGGTAATGAGAATGACATTCCTGTAGATTCTACAGAGATTGCTAATCTTAATAGACCACCAGAAATATTTAAAACTCTTGATGTTGTAAGAAATAGATTGTTTGCAGCTAATGCAATTACTAAATACTTTGATCCTGCATTTGATGCAAGAGCTTATAGATTTAATTCTTCAAGAATATCTAAACTATATAATGCAAGTGATACTATATCAACTCCATCAGTTTTAATAAATGCTAATAGTAATACAATATCTATTGAAGGTAATGTATCAGGTCCTATTGACTATTCATTAATACCTGATAATTTTGATGTTATAAATCCATTTAATGATGAGAATCCTGATATATCTGTAAATCCATTATCTGCTGGTAACTGGGGAGCTAATTCTCAATACAAATATAAATCTGATGGTATAACATTAGGTGGTGAAGGTTTAAATATAAGTTATGAATTTATTGTTGATACTAAATTAGCTAAACTTGCAGGTTTACCAAATACAACACCTTATATAAGACCTGCTATGGATGGTGTTAATGATTTTACACAACCATTCACAGATACATATACTTATTATTTATCTAACAATACATCATTAGATTCTATGAAAAATCCTTATGTAGAATCTTTATTTACAGGATATTCTAGAGGTGAAGTGTATAGATTTGGTATTGTATTCTATGATATATATGGTTATCCATCTTATGTTAATTGGATAGGTGATATTAAGTTTCCATTTGCATATGACAGTAATGGAGATTTTGGTTTAACTGATAATAATGCAGGTAATAGAGATTTTGCAATTCTAACAATAGACCCTTCATATTACTCTGATTCACTTAGTCAAACTATATTTAATAATACTTTATTATTTAGTGGTAGCGTGTCTGATATAACAGATTATGTTGATACATTTAATACTTCATTTTTACCTAATGCTTTAGATATAACTGCATCAGTTTATAATTCAACTCAAGTTTATTTTTCATTTCCTGCAGGTTTAGGTGCTGTTGGTTTAATAATTGAAGCTCTTCCTGGTGGTTCTACTGTAAACAGTACTTCAGCAATAGTTTTTCCTGCAGGTTATTCTCAAGTAAGTGGTGACTTATATACAAAACAAATAGGTATTAAATTTACATTAGACATTAGTAAACCACAGTTTCAAGCTATTAAAGATCAAATATCTGGATGGTCTTATGTAAGAGTTAGAAGAGATATTAATAATAGTACTAGATTAGGTACAGGTGTTTTATTACCAACTGTATATGTAGAATTTGCTCCAGATTCAGTAGGTAAATATAATATAGTACCTTATGAAAGAAGTGGTGATATACTTCCTACAAATGATAGATGGTTATTTGATTCAACAATACAAGGTAATCCTAATTGGAGAACAAGAGCTAGAATACAAACTTTTTATTCACCTAATTTTTTAAATAGAAAATCAGGTTTTTTTATATCAAATGATTATATGAGAATGATAGGTAGGACTAATGATTTTAGTCAATTATCATATTATTCTCAAAAAATATTTAATTCTGCAACATGGCCTTCAAATACAGTATTATATTATATAGCATCTGCTGATTTTAATTATACTTATGGACTTGAAACAACTAATCCTTTAGTACCAGATAGTACAGGTACAACTTCAGATTATACAGCTACATCTAAAAATAAATTTGAAATAGCAGGTAGAACATATGTTAATTATCCAACAGGTGGAGGCTCTTTACCTGTTAATAGTATTACAGGTTTAGATTTTCCATTTATAAATATGGCTTCTTCTAACATGAATGAAGCTGAAAATAATGAATATATGGAATGGGGTAATGCTTGTGAATTAATGACATTTATTCAACCTGGACCTGATACTTCTAGAGCATATAATAGTAATACTTTAAAATTACCATTATATTTAACTTCATATGAAAGATATTTAACAAGTCAATATGGTGGATGGTTAAGATCTGATAGATATGGTAATGATTATATACTTACTAATCACTTTCAACCTTGGGATAAAAATACATCAGAAGATAATTATCCTAGTGGATTAGTAACTAATGGTGTATTTGGTGGAGATACTTATGTTAATTATTTTGATTGGCAAAGAAGTAATATAAATTATAAAGAAGGTAGTGGATGGGATATAAGTCCAAATCCAGGAAGTAATCCTCCATTTGGATTAGGTTTATTTTTTCCTTGTGAATCATCATTTAATACAGAATTAAATATAAGTAATCAACATGCATCTAATAGATTAGATACTGTTGAAGGTAGTTATACAATAACTCCAAGTTATTATGTTTATAATGATGCACTATCTCAACAAAATACAACTAACCTATTTATATCTAAAGGCTTAAATCAAACTAATGTAGTTCGTGAACCACATACTATATATGGTACAGAACCTAAGTTAGATAATGAAAGAATAGATAGTTGGAGATCATTCTTAATTAACAATGCACTTACTGTTAATGGTAACTATGGTGAGATCAATAGACTAGTTCAATTTAAAGATAAACTATACTATTATCAAAATGATGGATTTGGTGTTGCATCTGTTAATGAGAGAGTACTTGCTAATGAAGGTGATGCTACACAAACTCAATTAGGTACAGGTACTTTACTTCAAAGATTTGACTATATATCTACTGAAACAGGAGCTAAACATTCATTTGCTGTAAAAGCTACAGGTTCTGCTATATATCACTATGATGCTTTTATTAATAAGTTGTTTAAATATTCAATGTCTAAAGATGGTGCAGGTGTATCACCACTTACTGATGTTAATGGTTTAAGTGGATTCTTTAGAACTGCATTTGTTAATACTGAATTAAAAACTAAAGATAAAATTCTATTACCACCTACTAAGCAAGGTACACCACAAAGATGTGGTATTGTATCAGGATACAACTCAGAATACAATACAGTTTATTTTACATTCTTTGTTCCAGATGGACCATTTGAAACTTCTTATACTATTGCATATAATGAACTATTAGATTCTTTTGAATCTTTCTGTGACTTTTATCCATCATTATATCTTAATATGAGAAAAAGATTTTTGTCAATTAATCCTTCACAAACATCTGAAGTATATACACATAATCTAGGATTAAGAAATACTTTTTATGAAACTACATTCCCATCATATATTAAATTTAGAGTTAATGAAAACTCAGACTTTGTAAAGACATTTGATAACTTTATTATTAATACTGAAGTTATTGATGTAGCAACAGATCAACAATTAAATGAAACTATTACTAGTTATGGTATATCTAATGACTATCAAATAGTTAATGAAAGAATTGCTAACTTTACTGAGAAGATTAGATCTTGGAGATTACAAATCCCAAGAGATGAAACTAATCCTAACTTAACTATAAAACCAAGAATGTCTGATAAATATATTGATGTACTATTTAAACATACTATTAATGGTGGAGATAAAATATTCAGACTACATGATGTAATGACTGAATACTCATTAAGAAGTAAAATACTACCTAGATAATTATGGCAGAAAAAAACTCACTCTGGAAAAACATTAGGAAAAAAGCTGAACAAAACAGAAGGACAGGTGCTAAACCTAAAAAGCCTACTGCTGAAATGCTTAGGCAAGAAAGGAAAATTAAAGCTAAGCAATATTCTGATGGTGGACCTGTTAATACTTTAGAAGGAGATTTAATTTCTAAAATTATTATGAACAGAAACAGAGATAAAGATTTTGTGCAAAGAGCTTATGCTGTTGGTGAATATCCAGAATCAAATATGTTTGTACAACCAGATGTTAATGAATTTGGACAAAAAAATTCTCATTTAATGGCATGGGGAGAAGATGAAACAGGACAAGCTTATATGTATCCTACTATAATGAATCCTGGTAATGAAGCAATAAAAGTACCTAATCAATATGCTGATTATATATCATCAATAGGATATAAAAAAGCTACAGGAATTCCTTATGCTCATGGTGGACCTACCAAATCATTAGTACAACCTCCAGTATTATTAGATGATAATATTATTTATCCTACTGATAATCCTTATATGCCAGGAGTAAATAAAGATATTTTAGATTCTGAGTACGATAGTTACATGAGATGGAGAGAAGGTTTTATAAATAATCAAGGAATGACTCCTGAAGAATATTATCAAACTTATCCTAGTAGACAAGAATATGATAGACAAAATTTTGATCTTGCAAATTTTTATAAAGGTGTTTCATTAGCTCAAGGTGGACCAACAGATGGTAAAGATGATCCTTTTAAATCTACTTTAAATCAAGGAGTTACTGTTGCTAAACCTGCTCAAGATTGGGTAAGTTCTTGGGTTCAAGATCCTGAATTTGCTAATAGATTAAATAAAAATTTTCCAGACCATGCTTCAAAATTAAGTAAAAAAATTTATGGAAATAAAGAAGCTAAACAAAGAGCAGCTGAGTCTAATTTAAAAAGTATAAATAAAGCAATACCTGGTGTTATAAGTGATATCTACGATACTAAATTTTTATATAATACAAATCCAGAAAATAATTCACAATTACTTGATTTATATAGAGCTAGTTATAATGATCCTGAGTATGATAAATTTTTTAAAAAAACCATGAGTAAAAATCCTCAAGGATTTACTGATGAACAAGGTAGAATTGTAATTACAAATGCAGCTAATGATCAATATGGTCCAGAATCAGTATCTGTTCATGAGTTAATGCATAAAACAGGTTTATATGATAATGAAACTTTTGATAGAACATTTAAAGGTAAATTTTTAACACCTTCTCAAGATAGATTAGATAAAGATTTTAATAGAGGTGAAATGTATCCTTTCTTAATGCAAATGAGATTTGATAATAATTTTCAACCAGGTGAAATAATTACTCCAGAAAGATTAAAACAAATTAAAGAATCAGGATATAAAAATCATTTATTTAAATATTATACTGATGATGAAATATCTAAATACTTAAATACTCCCGAAATGATTAGAGGAGATGATCCATTAATGGAGTATTGGCATGGTAAGAATGGTATTAAACCTTTTCAAATTGCTTATGATAGTAATCATTTTAGTAAAGTAAAAGGAGCTGCTGTAATGCCTATATTTAAAAAACCAGAAATTAAACCAATATTAGGAAAACCAGAAATAGAATTATTACCTTCAAAACCTTATAAAGGTGAAGAAGTTGGACCAGGTATTATTGCAACTCCTCCTAATGTTGATTTTGGAAAACCAAATTTAGATAACTTTTTTGAAGGTACATATGAGAAATACAGAAGATCTCCTTATGAAGATCCTATGTATAGAGTATGGATTTCTGGTCAAGAACAGCAAATAGTACCTGAATTAGAATTTAAAAAATTAAGTGATCAATATCTTCTTAAAGATTTAGAAGCTCCAGATCCAGGAGGAAACTTGTATGATAAACCAAAGGCTACAGGTGGTTATATTTATTCAGATGGTGGAGATAAAGATAAATCGTCTAAAACTACATATGATTATTTTAAAAAGTGGTATGAAGGTAGAGCAAAAAATCCTAAGTTTACAGATGTTGCTAATAGTAGATTAAATTTATTAAACTCTCCAAATCAATATCCTAAAGTAAATATATTACCTTCTAATCAAATGACAACTGAAGGATTATATACTCCTTCTAAAAATACTATTGATTATAGTGACACTGATCTTAACAATAGATATTATGGAGATATAAATACTTTAATAACACATGAAAATGATCATTGGTTAAGTAATAAAGCACCTCAAGAATTTTTAAATATAAGCAGTGGTTTTCCTGAAGAATTTAAAAATAATAAAAAATGGTTAAGTGGTAAAGATGCTTTAACTCAAGATGAAGAAATCAGGGCTAGATTAAGTGTATGGAGACAATTAAATAATATTGATCCTACTAAAGATTATAGTCCTAAAGAATTAAGAAGTATAATTAATAAAAATCTTGATGATGAAAATTTGGATTCTAACATTAAAGATATATATGAA